TCTTGCAAGTCTTATGCAAGTCTCAACCGTAGACTAGGGTGTTATAGGTTGTTATCTGCAATATAGAATCAGCTATTGAAGCATCAATTAATCCTAAATCATTATCTTTAAAAGCTTCAAAGATAGTTGAACAATCATCTGTATTAAGATTAGTTTTACCTGAGACTATTTTTTCAATAGTTGAAATAACATCTTTAACTTTAAATTGGTGTTTATCATCTTCTATATCTTCTACTGTAATAGGACTATCAAGAGTTAAATCTTTAAGCCATATACAACAACCTTGATGCTCATAATCTTGACCTGACTTGATGTATGTAACACCGTCTTCGTCTTCTTCTTCTACCTCTATATTGCCTATAGTCACATCTGTAGCCCAATAGTTTGAGCCTTGACCCATAGTGCAGAATAAATCTTTTAAATCTTGTAAGCTAATGTCAAATTGATAATTGACGTTACAAGTAAATTTCTGTTCGGTTTTAGTTGTCATTAATTTAGCTCCTCTATTTGAGTAATTTCGTTGTCTTGTAATTCAATATTAAATTCTTCTAAATATTGCCTTTTTAGAAGATCAATATAATGTTCTTTTGATTTTGCTTCATGATTATTACAAGCAAATTGAACAGTAACTAATGATGTAAATTGTTTTGGCATTACTCCTCCTCCTCCTTGTTTGAATCAATATAATCTAAAAGCTGATAAGCCATCTGACTAATAACTTCATACTGAGCTAACCCAATAAGTTGAAATATATTTTCTTGATCTGTTCTAAGGTCTGACTCAACATAACCTCTATTAAGATCTTCTTTTACCCATTTAATAAGATCATAATTATAAATATCAACTGTACTATCAATTATTTCATGTAAATGACAATCTTCTAGCTCTTGACGATCTTCACACTCTACAAAACCACAAAGCAAAGTATGAATAGTTTCATATCGCCAATCATTTGGCAATTCGTCATCATGTAATGGATAGATAAGTTGTTGCTCTATCTCTTCTTTGTCTGCATGATCCTTTTTGATTTTGTAATAAGATTTGTTCATACCTCGATCTATACAATCTTGTGATCTGGTACATCTAGTAAATGCGTCAAGTAAATACTGAGTATATTCTTGAAACTTAGTTTGAGTTGAATTAGTCATAAACTTAAAGATAGAAATAAAGTTAGTCAGGCTTGCCTGATATACATACAATAACAGATAATAATACTAATCTGCTACTTTGTTACATTTGTTAATAATACCTAATCTTTTATAGGCAATTTCTAAATCATGGTCTGAAATTTCATTTTGAAACCATAAATTCTCAATAATAGCTCTACGCTCTTGTTTGATTTCTTTTAATGTTTTAGGTTGTTTCATAGCTTTAAATAAAACGTAAGGTGAACTAATAGGGTTAGGGTAGGTCATTATGACCCACCTAACGCTCTGTAACCACCGCTAGCCATCTGACGAGATAAACCTACTGAGCCACCCGCAGATCTACCACTACTAGCCCCTGATCCGCCACCTGTATAACCTCTTCCACTTGATAGACGAGGGTATTTTTCAGCACAATATTTATTAATGGCTGATTTTTCTGTTTGATTAGATTTAACTACTGCTAATGCTGATTGATTAATAGTACGAGATGATGTTTGAATTTCTCTACCTTGATTTTCTTCTTCACTTTTCATCTCAGAAAATCTTTGACTTACTTTTCTTGCCCATGCTTTTCTAAAACTATTTCGGTGGGCTGATCCCATCATGGCAACTTGAAATGGATCTTCTTTGCAATGTTTAGCCCAATCATCTTGCAAAGATTGAATTAAATAATCTGTATAGATTTCGATTTCTAGCTTTCTAGCTTTTGAAGCTAAAACATCATGTTGTCTCATGCCATCTAAATAGTTGCCGTTCTCATCTTTAACGCAATTAATAACTCTACCATTATAAAAATTAGCTACAGCACCGAGAATAATTGATACTGCGGGATCAACACGCTTGTAAGGTTGACCATATCTAAAAGAGATAGCTTCTATTTCCTCGTCAACAGTTGACATATCTAACTGTTGTTCTAATTGCTCTCTTGTAATACCTCTTGCTTGAAGTTGTTGCTCTAATTTTTCTTCAGCTAATCTAGCTTCATGAACATTTGAAGAAGCTGTTAAGCCTAAAATTTTTGAAAGAACTGATAGTGATCTAGTCATTTGATAAAGATAGTAAATTTGTTTACATATTTAATATAACAACTAATAATACTAATATAGTATTTTGTAACAATTAGTTACATTAGAATAATATTCCTTGTATATTAGGTTTATAAGATGAATCATATCTTTTATTATCTCCTTTTGGATAATTACAAACCTTGTATGCGAGCGAGTCTCTCATAGATTTAATTTCTTTGCGAGTGCCTAATAGATAAAAGTATCTATGCTTTCTAGGTCTATCAACTATATAAAATTTATCCTTATCTTTTTGCCTTTCTTCTAGTGAATATTGCTCACAAATAGTTTTACTATGTTTATTATTTCCTCTCATTCTCCATTCTGTTCTTTTATCTGATAAACCTGTATAAATCCAATTAGTTGCTTGATAAATGTAGCCATGATGATTTTGTGAAGTATCTGCATAAGAAACTATTACTTTTGGTTTGGGTAATAATTTAAGTGATTGACTGACAAAAAAACTTAGCGAGTTTTTTTCTAAATTATCCTCAACACATAATCTATTTAACTCTAAAAAATTTTCCTGATAGTTACCTTTAAATGCACCTACTACTAAAGGTTTTGATGCGGGTGAACCAAAACTTATTACACCTTGTAAAAGATTATTAGTGTCATATAGACCATAACAAAAAGAAATACTTGGAACACGTTTTGCATAATGTTTGTTTTTAAACCAACTATAAGTTTCAAATCTCTTAATTGGTTTAACAGTAAAACTATCTTTAATACCCATAATTCATTGTGCAACCTCCTCTTCTTCGCAACATGGGCATGATGGTGGAACAACTGGTTCTTTTAATAACATTGCTACTAAGAACATTATTGATGCCTTAGCGGGTGTTAATTCATTGTTTAACATTAAACAAACTTGACTATCAAGAAACTCTATTCTGTCTTGAAAAACAGAAACAGCAGTGTTTCTATCACCTTCTACTTGCATAAATAAGAAACCTTGTTCTTTTGTCTCATGATGTTTTACCCAACAAGGATAAAATTCTTCTATATCTAAGTCAGCCATATAAAGACCATGACTTAAATGATCTACAAAAATTTGCACATTTGTAGGTGTTTTTCTTTTTGGCATTAGGTATCTCCTGATTTAGTGTTTACGTTGTATTCGACTGTTTCCCATACGACTATAAATTGTTGTAACCAATCTATTTGTTGACCAGTTAATTTATCGCTAAAGGGTGCATTTAATAAGTCATCTGCTGATTGATTAGGTAGATGATGTTTTTTGCGATACGCTTGAAAAACTTCTACTAACCATAGTTGCTCTTTGTCTAATGTCATTAGTCCTCCTCCTGTTTAGTAAATGGTTTTAGATAGTGATAAAGTCTTTGATGTAAGTCAGACATTTCACGACATTCAAGTTCGCTTTCTCCTTCCATGTTTTTAAAAGACAAAGGCTTATCTTGACTCACTTCTTCTGCTGTTGTGTGCCACATTAAAAAACCATCTAATTGGTCTTGAATTAAATATTCAAGGTCATCACTAAGCATATAAAATTCACATTTGACTAACTTAGATTTATCTGTGACTTGACCTTCTGGAATGATAAAAGGTTTACCATTGATGTCGATAATTTTCTCGCCACCTACGGCTGTCATAATCTGTGGTTCATTTGACATTAGTTTTCCTCCTCTCCATAATTCAAAGGTAATTTTTTAAAACCTTCGATATCAGATTGCCAAGGATTCTCTTGTGAAATCTCCTTTAATCTACCCATAGCGTGTTGTTGATAATCACCCGAGTATTTATGAGAAGCTAAATGATTAACTAAATGTGCAATAGTAATTTGATCTTGCAGTGCAAGTTCATCTATTCTGAAATTCCATCCTTGTATTTGTGGCATTGTCTTTCCGTTGCATCCAATAGTCATGATTAATACTCCTCTGGAAATAGAACTACTGTATTGGTGTAATCAATCTCAGAGAATGTTTCTAAATCCATAGCAGATCTAGGTGTGCCATATCCTGATGTGAGTACCCATATTTTTGTGCCATCTAAGAGAGTAAATACAGAACGTAATGTGCCACCAT